CACGTCATGGACACCGCAAAGCAGGTGCTCTCGAAAATACCGCCCGCGATCCAGCAGGCGCAGCAGCTCCTGCAGTCTCTGTCCCCACCCCCGATGCAGGACCCGGGGCAGGCGGCGCTTGCGGTGGCTAAGGAGAACACACAAGGCAAGGTACAAGCGATCCAGGCGAAAGGTCAGCAGGACCAGCAGACTGTACAATCCAAGAATCAGGCGATGCTGCAACAAACAGCGATGGAGCAGCAAGGCGAGGCACAGGACACTGCGGCTAAGATCCAATCGCAGGAGCAGATCAACGCAGCGGACAACACCACGGCGCTTGAGATTTCGGCTGCGAAGATTGAGACTGGTCACTCGACGGACCTGTCCACCGGCACGGGTATTGCGGGCCGCGGAGGGCCTGAGTGATGGCTGTTCCGGAGCTGTTTGATAGAGACTATCTTTGGTAGAACGATTATTAAGGAGTTGACTATGACTGAAGCATGGGAAAAAGAGGCGCCCCCGCCAAAAGACGCGCCACTGCGGACGGACGGGCCGACGCTGGCGGAGTACATCGCAGCCGGCTACAAGGCTGAGAACTACCCGCCGATCGGGTTCGCTGCGAAGCCCGCTGCGAACGCTTCCAGTTTGGAAGATCGCGTCACGGCGCTCGAAAACGTGGTGCATGCGTTGGCCCCCAACGTGACGCATTCAGCGCAGAGCCCTCACGTGGTGACATGGCTGAAGGGGATTGGTGCGCGACTCAAGGGCGATGTGAAGAAAGTCGTATGAACATCGGAGAAGCGGTTACCGCGTTGAAAGCGGGCAAGCGGGTTGCTCGTATTGGGTGGAACGGCAAGGGGATGTGGCTGGCGTATTCCCCTGGAGTGCAGGCTTTGCCCGCCGCTAGCTTTTGGGCACCCCCCAACAAAGACTTCGCCAATGGGCAACCTGGCGGTGTGGCAACTGTGCTCCCCTGTATTACGATGAAAACCGCGACGGGGGAGATCCAAATGGGTTGGCTTGCGAATCAGGCGGATCTGCTTGCGGATGATTGGGGGATTTTATGACCGACGAAGCGACTCGCAACCAACCCAAACCGCTGTCTTACGAGCAGCAGTTGCAGCTTACGGAGCTGAAGAGCTTGGAGGAGGATTTCATCCTAGCCTGCCGCAAGATCGGGCAGAGCCGCGAGTTGGCGCTTGCGGTAACCAACATGCAGCAAGCGGGGTTTTGGGCACGCGATCATGTCACGGGGGCTGGGAAATAGCTTTCTGCGGTTGAAACGGCTACGCTCGCGCGGGACACCCCACTCGCGCGAGGTTAAACCCATGCCGAAAGATCCGTACAGCTCAGGCCCGATCAGCAAGCATCAGCAGATGGCGCAGACCGGGCATGCGGACGGCTACGCGAAGGGCGGCTCAGTCTCTCACTCCACCGGAGGGCATTCGATGAAGCACGGCGAACACCACGGGCACGGCAAGCACGGACACCGCGGACCCCACGAACACCATACGGATCCAGGCACGGGGCACACCGGCCATGCGGGGCACTCGGGCAGCGTGCATTCCCTTGTTCATGAAGGGAAAAATACGTCCGAGCACGTCTCGGGAATGCGTACCGAACACATCGAGACAGGCGGGGGCCACGAGAAGCACGAAGGGGTTGGTGGACACAGCACGGGCGGGACGCGTAACCGTCTATAGCGCTTGACTTTTTTCTTCAAAGCCTTAGCGTGTCCGTTTTAGATCGTTACATCGGTGAGTTGGGAGCGTATCGCGCCCAAGTGGCGACCGAGAGCTTAGAAGGTATGACGGAAGGCAAAGATCCTGCCTTCGAGTACGGGAAAGCTGTTGGACGCCTAGAGGGCCTGCGGTTAGCAGAAGCGCTGTTGCAACGGATTTTGAACGAACCCGAGAAGGATGCAGATGGCGGACGACATCGCAGCAAGGCGTGAAAAACGAGACGGTTTTGGCATCCCCGCTAATCGCGAGGTGTCGCCGGAGCAGCTCGAACACGTTGCGATTGCGAAGTTCGCGAAGTCGGCTATCCAGTACGATTCGTTGGAAGAAGCTTTCCCCGAGGCAGACCCGGGGTTGATTCCGTTCGGGCAGGATGTGCTGGTGCAGATCCGTACGCCCAAGCGGCGAACCAAGGGCGGGTTGTACTTGCCTGAGGAGTCGCGCGAGACGGACCTGTGGAATATGCAGGTAGCGAAAGTAGTTGCTACGGGACCGGTCGCGTTCTGCAATCGAGAGACTTTGCAGGCGTGGCCTGAAGGCCCGTGGTGCAAGGTCGGGGATTATGTGCGGGTGCCTAAGTATGGCGGTGACCGCTGGTGGGTAGACGTGCCGGGTTCTGAAGACGGTAAGGCGTTGTTTGTGCTGTTCGACGATCTCGTCATGAAAGGGCGGATTCCGGACGACAAGGTTCTCGATATGGTGGCGTACATCTGAGGACGACAGAAGGCGGAGCAACACGTCGTGATGACGTTATGCGTCCGGCTACTACATGGCAGATACCAAAACCAACACTGAAGAAGCTTTAACGATCGTCGGCCCTGGCGCGGACGATGATGACGCGCCCCCTGGCGAGCAGCAACCCGTCAACGAAGGTGCGGGTGAGGATTATCGCTACGCCGACGAAGAGGGGGGTGAGGAAGACCCCAACCGTGAGGAGCGCACGGGGCACGCAGAGGAAGACCCAGATGCGCCTGCAGATGGGCAGCCCCTCAGTCGCGAGCAGAAGAAGCGCCGCAAGCGTCGCGAGAAGTTTGAGCGTACTGAGCGTGAGAACGCGTTTCTGCGCCACCGCAATGAGCACCTGGAGCGGGGGTACTCTCAGCGGATGGCCGCGGTAGAGTCGCGTCAGACCCAAAGCGACGTCATTGCGATTGATGGCCGCATTGCGACTGCCCAAGAGCAGGTGCGGGAAGCGGAATCCCTGTTCGCCCAAGCGGTCAAGTCCGGCGACGAGGGCGCTATCGCGGAAGCTTTGCGCGTCCGTGACGAGCTCCGTGAGGGGTTGCGGCAGTACCAGACGGTCAAGCAGCAGACCGTACAGAATGGGCAGGCTCGACAGCGGGAAGCGACGCAGCAGCCCCCACAAGACCCTACGATTGCCCGCCGTGCACAAGAGTGGCAGCGCGAGCATGCGTGGTTTGACCCGGCAGGACGTGACGAGGACTCTGCGATCGTAAAGGCAGTCGAAGGGCGCCTCTTCGGGGAAGGTCGCTTGCACCCCAGCACGGAGGCGTATTGGGAAGAAGTCGACCGGCGACTCGCTAAGCGCCTGCCTGAGCGTTACGCCAACGGGCACGGACAGGACGACGAGGATGACGAACCCGCCTCGCGTACTCGTCGCGTGAACGGCAACGGAAAATCGAATGGCGCGCCCCGCCGTGCGACTGGCCCTACGATCAAAGTGGGTGGCCGTGAGCGCACCTTGGTCAAAGGCGAGGTGTACATCGACGAGGACCGCAAAGCGGCCATGATTGAGAAAGGGATATGGGATGACCCCGTAGCCCGTAAACGACAACTCGAATATTACGCGAGATACGATCGCGAAGCCGGACGGCGCCCGAAGTAACCGAGAGCACCTATGGCAAACCCAAGACAACCGATTAGACGAATCCGGAAGGATGCAGCCAGCCGCGAAGATCGCGCGATGTCAGATCGTGCGATTACGCAGCGCAGGCAGTTGACTGATGGTGAGCGCGTGGAACTGTTGAAGCGTGCAAATTTCCAGTCTTCTTTGCCTAATTTACCGCGGATTCCTGGCTATCATGTCTGCTGGGTGTCCACAACGCATCCTTCCGATACGCCACAAGGGCGTGAGCAGTTGGGGTATACCTTCATCACGCGGGCCGAAGTGCCCGAGTTCACCTACACCGATCAGAAGTCAGCGGACTTCCCCGGGGTCGTGACGTGGCGTGAGATGGTGGGGATGAAACTCCCCTTGAGTACGTACCAACTGTTCATGGAAGAGCTGCACCACAACGAACCCGCCCGCAATGAAGAGAGCATCTACAACGAGGCTCTTCAGACGGGAGAAGTCGCAGCACAGGCTGCGCGTCGTGGCGGCAAGATGCGTGCGCCGCAGGTAGACCCTGGCACAGAAGATTTGGGACAGGCCCGTGATGCCCCCAACTTCTGCGAATCCGAAGAGTTGGAGGGCTAACGGATGACTCTCTCATCTGTGAGGCTCTCACCGTGTCACTCATTCTTGCTCCGTACGGGCTGGCGCCCGTTGCTCACGAATCCGGCGTAGTCCGGCCTGCGTTCGGCTCTGGCGGGGGTCAGCCTCTTGGTGGGTATACCATCGCGAGCGGCTACGCCAACAACATCTTTCTGAATGCGCCGATAGGCGTTGACGTAGCGACTCCTACGTCCAACATTGTGCTGGTGGCTGCACAAGGAGCGGGGCTCGCTTCCGGCAGCATAACCAATGCGATGAAACTGTTGGGTTCATTTCAAGGGGTAGAGTTCACCCTTGCTACCGGCCGACGTACGGTTTCCAATTTCTGGCCGGCGGCTACGGTACCGTTTGCGAACAGCCAAACGGTCGCATGGATCACGCGTGACCCGCGCATCCGATACCAAGCGCAAGCTAACGGCCCAGTACCCGCAACGTCCATGGGCAATTTGGTGTCATTCAGCACCAACGGCTCAGCCAACGGAAACGCGGTGACGGGGTTCTCTACGGTTGCGGTGGACGTTACTACTGCGAATAGCTTAGTGGTTCCGCCTTCCACTAACCTCAACCAACTTCGCATTGTAGGTTTTGCACAGCAGATCGACAACAACCCTGCTGATTTGTTCACGCAGGTGATCGTCGAGATTGCTCTGCATCAAGACCTGCCGCTGCCCGGCGTCTCGTACTAAACCCACTCCGCAACCTAACGCCACAGGAGAACTACTATGGCCCTTCCCATGCGGAGTACCGACTTCCGCTCAGTCGTTGAGCCGATCCTCAACGAGACTTTCGACGGCATCTATGACCAGCGCGCTGATGAATGGAAAATGATCTTCCGCGAGTTCCGCGGTACACCGCGCAACTACCATGAAGAGCCCGTGCTCTTTGGCATGGGTGCAGCGCCTGCACTGCCGGACGGCACGCCCGTCACGTACCAGTCAGGCGGCGTGTTGTTCATTCAGCGCTACCTGTACGCGGTGTTCGGTTTGGCTTTCGCGCTCACCAAGGTGTTGGTGGAAGACGGCGATCACATCAAGATCGGCACCATATACGCGGAGCACTTGGCGCAATCCCTCGTTGAGACGAAAGAGACTCTGTGTGCAAACGTATTGAATAACGGTTTCAATGCGGCTTTTCCGGGCGGCGATGGTGTCGCACTGATTGCGACCAACCACCCCCTGGCACCTCCTGCGGGTACGTTCTCGAATCAGCTCACGACTGCTGCGGCACTCTCACAAACGTCGCTGGAGCAGATGCTCATCCAGGTGCGTAACGCGGTGGACAACAACGGTAAGCGCATCCGCTTAACGCCGCTGCAGCTCGTCACGTCCCCCTCGAACGTGATGCAGGGTGAGGTGCTCTTGAAGAGCGTTCTGCGGGCGGGCACGGCCAACAACGATGTGAACCCGATCAAGTCTCTGGGGCTGTTGCCGAAGGGGCAGGCCAACATTGCGCGGCTCACCTCGCAGACTGCGTGGTTTGTG